CTAAAGACCATTGTATTTATATTGATACTGATTCAGTATTTTATTCTGCTACACCTTTAGTTCAAAAAAGATTTCCTAGTCTTAATATTAAGGACGAGGATAAGATGTCAAAAGCTATTTTGGAAATAGCTAGTGAGGTTCAAGCATATCTCAATAGTGGTTATGATTATTTTGCTAAGAAGTTTTGTAATCTTAATGAACATAGATTTGATATAAAACAAGAGGTTATTGCTAAGAGTGGTTTATTTGTTACTAAGAAAAGATATGGTTTAAAGATTATTAATGACAATGGTAAAAAAGTAAACAAGATGATGGTTAAAGGACTAGATACAGTAAGGTCTAGTTTCCCAACTGCAATGAGAGATATGTTAAATAAAGTTCTAGAAGATATTTTAATGGATGTTCCAAAAGACAAGTTGGATAAATTTATTATTAATTTTAAAAATAGTATGAAATTGATGGATGTAGATAAGATTGCAATACCAATAGGTGTTAAAAATATTTATAAGTATATTGGTAAGAAAGCAGGTACATTCTCTGGTCATAAGAAAGGTACACCAGTTCATGTTAAATCTGCTATAGCTTATAATAACTTATTAAAACATTTTAATCAAGATAAGAGATATGAAAAAATAACTAACGGTAGTAAAATTAAATGGGTATATTTAAAAAATAATAATCTTGGACTTGAGGTAGTAGCTTACAAGGGTTATGAAGACCCACCTGAGATTATGAAATTTATTAGAGATTTTATAAATCCAACTAAACTTTATAGACAAGCTTTACATAAAAAAATTATGATGTTATATCAAGCACTTGGTTGGGATGAACCAACTGATGCCACAAAAACATTAGAAAGATTTTTTTGATTTTGAGAAAACAAACTACTATATATATGTATATATGGTTATAAATAAGGAGTTATAATGAATAAAACACGATTAGTTCGTTTTATAGATAAATACTATTTAAAAGGAACAGTTAATTCTATTGTATTAAATAGTAAATCTGATAAGTTATCAGCTAGATTCATATCAGGTGATAAAACACTTTTGGGTGAATTAAGTTTAGATAAATCACAGATAGAAGATTGTGAAATTGGTGTCTACAATACAGAACAATTACTAAAGTTATTGAGTGTTGTTGATGATGATATTAATGTATCTATTAATAAGGCTGGTGAAAAAGCTATTTCACTTAAAATATCAGATGCACATTCATCTGTTAATTATATGTTAAGTGATATTTCTGTCATTAATAAACCACCACACTTAAAAGAAATACCAGAGTTTCATATTAAAATAGATGTAACATCTACATTTATAAAAAAGTTTATTTCTGGTAAAGGTGCTTTAGCTGAAACTGATAATTTTACAGTAATTACAGATGGTACAGATACAAAATTAGTAATTGGACATTCTTCAGTTAATACAAATAGAGTGACTATACCAGTTACTACTACTGAAGTTAATGATATTGAAAATATATCTTTTAATGCTAATATATTTAGTCAAGTGTTGGATGCTAATAAAGAGTGTGAAAGTGCTACACTTGAAGTTAGTGGAGATGGATTATCTCGTATCACATTTAAAGTAGATGATTATGAGTCAACTTATTATCTAGTTTCAGTTCAAGACGTTGACTAATGTACCTTTCATATTTTGATAAGTTCTATAACATGGAGCCTTATCTTGAAATAGATGAAAAGGAATGGGAATATATAAAAACTACTTTTGATAAGGAAGACGTAAAAGAAAGTTTAGCAAAAGTTGCTATGACTTATGAGATTCCATATGCTGAAATATCTAAGAAAGATGCCCATCGTGATTATCTAAAATTAAAAGGTATGAGACATACTGATATTTTAGTTGATGGTGAATGGTTTGCTCGTGAAGGAACTGAGTATAGTTACAACTTAAACTTTCAAGGTAAACAACAATACTTCAGAAGATTAAATGCTGGTAATAGTTCTAGTAATTACTTTCAACAGAAAAACAGATGGTCAGTAGATGGTTCAGTATCACCAGGTCCTCAACGAACTTGGGAGAGTGAAAAGTTTATGACAAGTCTTATGGGTTCAGCTTATTCGTTAAAGTTACCGAAGATAAATCGTAATGTACTTAGGACAATGATTGGTTTAAGAAAGTACATATGTGCTCAATTCAAACCAAATGTGTCTAAGGTATTATACGACAAGTTACAGAGTAAAAACGTGTTAGACTTTTCAATGGGATGGGGAGATAGGTTAGCTGGATTCTATGCAAGTGAAACATCAAAATATTATGTTGGGATTGATCCTCGTAAAGAGAATCATCCAATTTACAAGGAACAATCAGAGTTTTATGATAAACACAGAACGATGTTTGAACCAAAGAAAAATACCGAATTTATTTGTAGTCCAGCTGAAGACGTAGACTTTACAAAATATGAAGATACATTTGATACGGTGTTTACATCACCACCTTACTTTAACGTTGAGAGATATAGTTATGATGATACTCAAAGCTGGGTAAACTATAAAGAAATCAACGAGTGGAATGAACACTTCTTACATAAGACTTTGAAAAATTTATGGTGTTCTTTGAAATCTAATGGATACTTATTAGTAAACATATCAGA